AGTTTCAGAAGTAAATGGTATTCGTGCCGCTTGTAAGATTATGAAAACTCGTTACGCAAAACCTTTTGAAACACTGCAAGTAAAGATTCCATATGAAACAGGTATGAATCCTTATAGTGGACTAGTTGACTTATGTGAAAAAGCAGGCTTGCTAAAACAAGAAGGCAATAGGCTCAAGTGGGTTGATCCAGAAACAGGTGAGGAATTCAAATTCTACCGAAAAGAATGGAAAGATGATAAATTAGATATGATAATGAAGAAATTTGATATCAGTATGACTAAAACACCAACTACCATTCCTGAGGAGACAGAAGAAAATGTTGAATGAAACTCAAATAGGCGATATCTGGATGCTGTTTAGCGATTTTATCGACAAGAAACAAATTGAATCAGTCGCAGAACGTTACGTAGATCTGCTTGCTGATCACGGTGTTACTGATCGTATAATGCAAAATGCAACAGGCGTTGATGCTACACTTGATCAAGCAATCGAGTATTATTTGAATGAAGACGACGTCGAAGATGAAGACGACGATTACGGCGAATTGGAGTTTTAATGAGTTGGTATTCTAAGGTTGCTAAAGATATTAGTAATATTCCCGATGCGGCTGAATTTTTTAATAACGAGTTGGACGAAGCCAGGCGTGAAGTTAAACTGTCCGGCAACGTTGAACGTGCCGCGGCCGCAATGCCCGGAATCGTTGAACATAGATTCAGTCAACTTCAGGAAATTGAGGCAATTTTAGAATACCTTAATATCGAATTACGTCGACTTAAAAGTCAACACTTTCGACGCTACTTGGAGAACTATCAACGTGCTCTAAGTAGTAGAGATTGTGAACGTTATTGTGAAGGCGAGGCAGATGTAGTTGACTTTGAAAAAATTATCAATGAATTTGCCTTACTACGCAACAAATGGTTAGGTATTACAAAAGCGCTAGATCAAAAACAATGGCAAATTACCAACGTAGTTAAATTGAGAGTTGCAGGAATGGAAGATGCGACACTATAATTATTATGGAACTAGTAACAGTTACGTGTGATAGGGATTTCCATCAACAAATACTACAATCTCACAGTTTAGACAAATTTCTTGACGGTAAATGCACACATTGGATCATTGTTGAAAAATCTCAGTTTCCAATAGCATATTGGGAATCTGAATTATCAAAATTTTACAAACGTCACACATTAAAAATCATTGATGGTAATGTTAACTTTGTAGCACAGCATTTGCCTGGCTATGTTAGACAACAGATATTAAAATTAGCAGTATCACAATTTATAAAAAGTGAAGATTATCTAATTTTAGACAGTAAAGATCTTTTATTACGACCTACTGCATTAGATCGATGGGGCGAGGCAGAAGGCAGTGGAACAATTTATAATCCGCCAGACTCTGCTAAAACTTTAAAAGATGTAATGGGTCCTGAAATGCAGGATCATTTTCCATTTGCTGAAATGATAGAGCAATTTTTAGGTTTTAAAACACCAAAATGGTTTTGGGCACCTATCACACCATTTAGATGCAAGACAGATGTTGTTAAAAAACTAATTAACACAATAAATCTAAATCAGATTTTTGATAATCAAATAACAGGTGTAAAACAAGTAAGTGAATTTATTTTATATCGTTATTTTAGCGATTTTCAGCCGCGATTTAGAGAGTTTGAAAATATTAGATGGTATAATTTTGCCAACACTAGATTCTTATGGCCAAGTAAAATAATGGATGATGATATTAAAATATTATCAAATGATTTTTACAAAAGCATTTCCTTTCATAGATGGTATATTGTTAACAACGGCATGCGGATACGGCAAATTACTAATTTTCTAATAAAAACCATAGAATTAGACCCAACGTATGTAGCCAATGCATTTGATATAGACTATTGGAATAAGGCAACCTTAAAAGAAATCGGTCATCCGATATTTGAAAAATTTAACTTAGGATTTAGAAATCATTGACTTTGTAATAAAGTTAGTGTATACTTGCTTATATGAACACACTTGATTCTTTACTATTACAAATTGTAAACTATTCAACACCTCCCGTTGAAGTTTTGATTAGCAAACGAGATTCACAAGTCTTAAAAAGTTTTGCTAGTTCAATTTCAACTGGCAATTTTTTAACTCAGAATCAAGGCAATTTATTAATTAAAATTCTACGTGAAAATGCCGAAAAAATAACAATTTTTAAAGATGACATTTCTGCATTGGTCGAGTCACCAATTTGGTCTAAACCGTTTAGGCAAGTAGAACATGTAAGAAAATTATATATTAAAAGAATTGATGATAGTGAACTAGCAATTGCAATTGAGTTTACATTCGCCTCCGAAATTCGTAAATTTGTCCAAAGTCTTTCAAACACTATTGAGAATTTATCAATAGGGACTACTACAAAAAATTGGACATGTGATCTGTCTGAACGTAATATTGTTACGCTAGTTGATGCATTAACTCCATTAAATTTTGAAATTGATGACGCTATAAAAAATTATTATTCAACCATAAAATCATGGTCAGAGACTGAAATTAAAGACCAATTTCTAATTACATCTATTACACACCCTAATTTTGAAAAGCAGATTACTGCCGACTTAGGTATAGATACTTTGATTGATAAAAACGTTATATTAGATAGAAGTGTTCGTTATCAATATTTTACAAAAGATCCAGTAGAGCCAAGTGAAAAGTTAACTGAAAAAATAGCACAAAGACAAAAAACAAAATTGTTTGTAGACAATGCTCAACACTCATTAACCGAAGTTATTGCATCTCTAATAGAGCTAAAAAGATTACCAGTAATGGTTGTGTTTGATACTGGATCAGAAGATAACGCATTAAAAAATTTAAAAATATTAACTGATTCTCTCGAAGAAAATAGAATTTTTGAAAGCGTTGGGGTTTACTTTAGACTACCTAATAGCGAGGTTGGTAAGAAATTTAATCAGCTTATTGCTGAAAAATCATATAATGCACGACTAGATGAAACTACAAAAATAGTCGGAATACAAGGTGGTAAGATTCCTAAATTTTTCCTAAAAACACCGTGGAAACCGATGAGCATTATTGGTATTAATACTAAGATGGGGTTACGTCACGGTAAAATTAGTGTATACTCTAACTGTTGTGATTGTATAATTGAATGGGATGCTGAACCTGCATTATTCAATATCGATAAAAGGGTCGGACTATGACAGTAAAACTAATAATTCGCGACGAAGTTAATATTAAGTTTGAAGGACTGTCATTAGACGCACGAAAGAAATTAGCCAACTCATTTAAGTATGTAGATCCAACTGCACGATACCGTCCAGCATATAAATTAGGTCGTTGGGATGGTAGTGTCACTATGTTCGGCCTCGGCGGCAACGGCTACCTAAGCCAGTTAGAAAAGTGTCTTGAGATATTAACTAACATGGATATAGATATTGACGAATTAGAAGATTTAAGAACTACTCGTAAGATTGAATTTACTCCGGTAACAGAAACATATTGGGCCGATCAGGGTAAAGTATGGCCCAAAGGGCATCAGCAAGAAGGTAAGCCTATTATGTTGCGTGACTATCAAGTTGACGCAATTAATACATTTTTAACCAACACACAGGCATTGCAAGAAATCGCAACTGGTGCTGGCAAAACAATTACAACTGCAACACTAAGTCAACTTGCAGAAAAATACGGACGAACAATTACTATTGTTCCTAACAAAAGTCTAGTAGAACAAACAGAAGAAGATTTTATCAGTGTTGGGTTAGATGTAGGTGTTTATTATGGTGATCGTAAAGATCTTAATAAAACACATACTATCTGCACATGGCAGTCATTAAACATCTTAGATAAGAAAAGTAAGAACTGGGATGCTGAGGTAGCTGTTACACTAGCAGAATTCCTTGATGGTGTTAAGACTGTCATTGTGGATGAAGTTCATATGGCCAAAGCCGAAGTTCTTAAAAATCTACTTACACAGAACCTATGTAATGCACCTATACGTTGGGGATTAACTGGAACTGTTCCTAAAGGAGAGTTTGAAGCTGAGCCTATTTTTGCCAGCATTGGACCAGTTGTAGGCGGCATCAAAGCCCACGAATTACAAGAAAAAGGAGTTCTATCAAACTGTCATGTCAACGTAGTGCAAATGATAGATTTACCGGAATTTAAGACATATCAAGAAGAATTAAAATATCTTGTTACAGATTCGAACAGGATGAAATATATTAGTAAATTAATTAAAGGCATTGCAAATTCAGGCAACACACTAGTTCTAGTTAATAGAATTGATTCAGGCAAATTTTTAGTAGAAGAAATAGAAGACGCTGTCTTTATATCCGGTGAAGTAAAAACAAAGGATAGAAAAGACGAATACGACGAAATTAAAACTAGTGACAATAAAATTATTGTTGCTACCTACGGTGTAGCTGCCGTTGGTATTAATATACCTCGTATTTTTAATCTCATTTTGCTTGAACCTGGTAAATCTTTTGTAAGAGTAATACAGAGTATAGGTAGAGGTATTCGTAAAGCAGAAGATAAAGACTTTGTTCAAATTTGGGATTTAACTAGCACTTGTAAGTGGGCAAAACGCCATCTTACAGAACGAAAGAAATTTTATAAGGAAGCCAAATATCCGTTCAATATTGAAAAAACGGATTGGCAAAAATAAAGGACTCATGCAGATATTAACATTAAACAATCAAACTTTTAGTTTGAATAATTTACCAGATGAGGTAGATGATAGCACTAGGTTTGCCGTATTAGACAATAGTGATCCTAAAGAGCCAGATTTCTTTTTCATGCCATTGATCTTTTTAGAAAGTTTTAATGCACCTGCAATGGTATTAAGAATCGGTGGAGAAGAAGTAGTCATGCCGATCGATTGGTGTATTGCTGTTGGAGATAGTAGTAGTGCAAGTGATATTGAAATTTTACCTTTAACTAGTTTAAATGATCGAGGGTTTGAAGCACTAGTGTTTAATCCATTAAGTTCGTTTAGGGTAGAGTTTAAGAAAATTGAAATTGTAAATTTTTACAACGATGTTAAATGGTATTTTCCTAAAATGAAAAATGGTCAGCTATTAGCAGTGCCTACTAGTTTTGGAGATAAACCTAATTGCGCATATTTTGTTAAAGAAATTAGCCGTCAAAGCGAAATTATACAGTTAGATAAAATACTTTAATGAACAAACTTACTGTCTGGAATTATAATGTTGCAGGTGATTTTGGTATTACCTGCAACATCCCTATATGGCAAGATAATGCTAACATACCTAATTTTGATGAATTAATTAATAAAGTAAAAACTGATATCATTGATAAGAATTTACATGCATCAGACTACGATGAAACTAAATTATCACATTGGCGCACCTATAATGTATTTGAGTTTGATTTGCCCGTTATTAATGAAATAAAACAGCAAATTATTCGATCCTACTATGAATTTTTGCAAGAATATAAAGTAGAAGCGCAGGAAGAATTATGGATTCATGGGTGGGTTACAATTTTAACAAAAGGTGTAGATCTAGGGATACATAATCATTCTTTAGATGACAAATCATATTTGTCCGGATCTATAAATTTAACACCATGCGATAATTCAACTAATTTTGTATCTCCTAGAATAGATCTACACAAAGATCATACAGTATTTAAAATTAAGAATTTTGTGGGCAGTTTGAATATTTTTCCATCTTGGGTTTTTCATTATGTTGATCCTGTAAAAGAAGACCTAAGGCTAACATTAGCATTTGATTTGTTCACTAGAGATGCTGTAGACTTTTATAAAGAAAATAGTTTAGATAAACATCTTACTATTAGAAAAGCAATAAGGTTAATATAATGGGTAAACTTAAACCTGGAGCAACTTACGTTTATGAAAGAGATGGTAGACAAGTATATGCCAGAGAATTTGGTGCAGATCCGTCTACAAGAAAATTAATTGGTTACGATTACGATCCAATCAGTGGACATAAAATAGATTATGAATCTGATGAGTCTCATCGTTTTGATAATCGAACTCCCGATGGAACACCATTCTACGAACATTTAAAAGAAGCCCAAATGTGGGGAGAAATTCGGCGGGAAGCAAAGACCAATGTGACTTTACAAAAGGCCTTAGATCGTGCTATAATGATATACAAATTAAGTAAGGACAAAATACAATGACTTTGAAGGTAGCTTATTTTCAACCTGTAATTATTGCGATGGATACAGTTCCTCCAGTTGAATTCAGTAAAATATATGCATTAGCAGAAATGCTACATCAACATCCACAACTAAACGATGCTGATAATCCTTTTCTAAGTATTAGAGGAGGACAACAGATACAAGTGTATCCTAACGAAATTAATTTAGATGTTGATTGGTTAATTAAATGGTTAGAGACTGTTTGCCAAGGTTATATGAATTTGGTAATGGAACAATCCGGTGTTGAAGAGCTAAAACTTTGTAAACCCGTTGTTACAAGTGTATGGACTATTCAACAAAAAGCCGGGGATTATCAGGAAATGCACAGCCATCCTGGCGGAAATTTAAGCGGTAACATTTATATCACTGCTCCGGAATTAAATGAAAATCATCAACCTAGTGATAGTCAATTGCTTCTTAAGATGCCGATGACAAAAGACATTAGTAAATTTATCATGAATGATTACTGTAAAATTCCGCCAGTTGCCGGTAATATGGTAATGTTTCCAAGTTATATTGCCCATACAGTTTATCCGTGGACTGGATCCGGAACTAGAACTGTTATGGCATTTGATGCAAGATTGGTGCCAACTGATGAGTGATAAGATTGAATTAAAAGAAAAATTATCTGCTATCGATCAAAATGTTCGAGAGTTTTGGGATGCCATGGACGCAGATCAGCAAAAGGCACTTAAGAATGAATATTTTATCATTAACAGATATATGAGTAGTGCAAAAGGCTCTCGAGAAGAACAAGAACATTTTGTCTTAACTGTTAATGAGTATTTTAATAAAAACTGGGCTGATTTGCAAAAACATCCTAAACTACTTTGGATCCTACTGTGCATGTGCAGTTGGAATGGGAACAAAGTTTTTTATCATGAATGGATTGGATTTAAAAGAAAATCAGCAGGCTCAGGTAAAAAATATAAATTCTTAGAAGAACTATTTCCTAATAAAAAATTAGACGAAATTGAATTGCTAGCAACCATTAATAGCGATAAGACCATTAAAGAATTTGCTAGAGCGCATGGACTAGATGAAGAAACTATAGCTAAAAAATTAAAATGATGATAGAAGTGATTGATAACGCTATCCCTATGGATATGCAGAAATATTTAAAGAAGATATTTACGGATTCTGGATTACCATGGTTTATCATTGATGAAATTTCAGGGGTCCGGACAGAAGATCAAACAGAAGGCTGGGCTCACGTTATTAGAGTTAATGAACCTCTAAGTCCGCATAATGATTTTTGTTTGGCTACTTTGATGGTTGTTGCAGATAAATTAAATATTCCAGTAAACAGTGTAGAAAGAATCCGTGCAGGACTTTTTACAAAACGAGATAATCCTAGAGTTCACAATCCCCATGTTGATTACATAAATGAACATCTTGCAATGTTATACTATGTTATTGATTCAGATGGTCCTACACATTTTTATGATTTTCACGGCCAATTAATGAAGACAGTTGAACCTAAACAAGGTAGGGCTGTTATATTTGATGGAAGAATACAGCATGCTAGTAGCTCCCCGACAAAACATCAAAGAAGAATTGTAATTAATTTTAATTTTAATACGGTTGGCGATTTAACAAATGTTTAAATGTGATTATTGCGATAAGGAGTTCATGAAAGAAAAAACTCTATTTGTTCACGTATGTGAGCAAAAGCGCAGAGCACTGGCAAAAACTGAAAAACATGTAGTATTAGGTTTTGATGCTTTTCAGCGATTTTATAAAATAACCCAGCCTAATACTAAGCAGGATAAA